ATACCACCAAACAAAGAGACTATTGAGTACATAAGATCTAAATCAAAGGTACCAAGTCCTTTTGCTGGTCCAATATTTCCACTAATAAACGAGAACGCACCCGACCAATTTAAAAGCGTTCTTCCACGTTTTCTCAGTGTGGTTATATTTCCCAAAGTATTAACACCAAAACGAGCAGGCAAAGGCCGATCAGCTCCAAGCCTGTTAATTCCTTGTGGTATAAAACTATCGAGTGGACCTGCATCTAAAGGGGAGCCTATAGTCACACAACTACCATTTACATTAGCAATCTCAACATAACCACTAGCACATTCAACAAACAGAGTCAGCTTACAGAATAGCTCGCTTTCATCTGCTGTGATTCCTATAGTTAATTCCTCGAAGACTGATCCATATCTATTAGTGTCTGTGATCACTACTTCAGCTTCATAACTATTTCCCGATAAAGGGAAGGTGATCCGACCACCAATTTTATTTCCTGAAGCTGTTCTATGACAAGCTATTCGGAACTCAAATGAGTTATGATCATCGCTTGGTCTTGGGATGTACCATTCACAAAGATCAGTTTTAGAAGTATCATTGACTCTAAATGCTGAATTATACCAAGCTTGAGCTACTACATCGACGCAACCACCTCGACCATATGAGTAGTTTTGTAGCTCTCCAAGCTTTGCTATTTCAGTCGTTCTTAATGTTTGGCCGGCTGTCACTCTGCTTGGATCTACCAAGACCGGTGGTGTCGTATATGAATTACTCATAAGTGCTCAATCTCCATACTCACAGGAACTCGCCTTCTTAATCGAGTAGGATAAGCCAGGTCAAAGTCAGCAGTCGTCAAGCTTCCTCTTATCCTGCCGAAAGATCCGTTATCTTCTGAAGTATAAAGTAGATCATAGCTTGGCTGACTTGCGTTTACTTGGCTTGTAATCAGTGCTCGCCTGGAGTCTCCCCAAGACTGATAAAAGTTGATTCGTTCTCCACTTGATACCAATGGAAGGAAGTTATTTGTAAAGTGTCTATAGTCGTCTACTTGGTCGAGTAAAGCGTCAAGATCGAATCTTAGTATTGAAGTTATATAAGAGCCTATAAAGTTTGAAACGTAACCTCCACCGATCTTTCTTCGACTTTGGCTCATGTTCTCCGCTCTTAAGTGGTGTCCTTGATATGGTCTTGATGGTAGTAAGGCCCCATGACTCTTGTAAGTTGAAGTGATTCGGGAGCGAGTACCATCTATGACCGGTGATTCTTCCCCTGTGAATCCGAGTAGATTTCTTATGGTTGTATTGCTCCATGTTATATCACCTAAAGAAGTCCTATAATGACATTGAGTATGGCCTTCATCATTCAATGTCCAAGTAATGTCAGTTGAGCTTTGAGCAGTATTATCCAGTGCTTGAAGTGAGCTTAGTCCAAAGCTGTCATCATCGCTTTCATCATAGCCACGAATAAAGCAAGTCACGTCTTGAATGTCGCTCTTGATGCTTGGAATGTTAAAGGTGTTCGATCCACCTGACTGGTCAATCCTATAAGTTACATTATCTAAGTCAATGAGTCCTCTAGTCCAATCATTGGGAGCACTCAGAACGTGAACTGATCCAACCAAGCTCGAAACGAGTGTAGTAGTACCAAATCCAAAAGGATCATCCGATCCGGTTGATGTAACCTTGAATTGGTCACTTGCTGAGATTGTGACTTTATCATCCTCATTAATTGTCATTGACCAAGAAGCGCCAAAGGTAGCAAGGCCAAGCTGATAATCTGCTTTGAAGTTTGCATCAACACCACGACCATTAAGAAAGAAGATCACGTCTTCATATTGGCCTTGCCCACTTGTAAAGTTTGGAAGGTCTACATCATTCCCACCGGATCGAGTGAACACCTCAGTTCCACTTTGACCAGTCATGTCAAAAGAAGTTAAAAGTCCAAAGTTTGGCGCTGGATTATTTAATGGCATTACATCGCTCCCCTTCTTGGTGCTCCACGTCTTCGACTATTTTGAATGTTCGTGATTCGATCTGCAAGAGCTTGCTCAGCTGATTTCTTAGTGTCGTATATAACAGCTCCCCCAAAGTTTATATTAAACACCATACTCGATGTCTCTGCTTGCTCTCTCTCTGGTGTGGTCGCTGTCTGTGGATTTCCTGTTGGTGAGACTGAAGCTGAAGCAGTAGCACCGCCTCCGCTACCACCACCAAGAGCTTTTCCGGCTACACCTGCAACAGCGGAAGCACTTGCAAAGATAGCGGAAGCTTTAAAGTGTGCTGAAGCTAATCCGGCTGTCAATGGATTACCTAATTTAGCAAAGCCTTTCGCCAATTCCATTATGGCTTCGACTGAAGCCTGCTGACCAAGACCAACCAAAACATTTCCAATGGATTCTTTGAAGCTCTCGCCAAATAGTAAACTGTTATAAGTTGACTGTGCTAATCCTCTATTGAATTGATCAGTAAACTCTCCAACCTTTTGGATTTGAGCATCAATAGATTGATTTTGAATGTTTTTCCTCTCAATAGCCTGTCTTCTTTGAAGCTCAGTGATCTCGGCTTGAGTATGCTCATTAAGATTAATTTCTCTTTGATAACGAAGTTCAAGAAGTGCCAACTCTCGGTTCGTTTGATCTTTAATTTGCTGAGCATCAAACTCTAAGCTTTCATAGATAAAGTTAGATCTTTGTTGTGCAAATTGACGATCTTGAGCAAACCGCTTTTCTTGCTCTGTTTGTTCTATTCTGGTGATTTCGTTTTCATAGCGTTGTGTTGCTATTATTGTCTGATTAGCATTGTCCTTCGCCAAAGCAAGCTCGTCATTATAACGCTCTTTTGCTAAATCAATAGCACTGGCACCTTGAAGCCTCATTGACTCCAGTTCTAATCCTCGAATAGCTTTAAGCTCGGCTTGGAGTTGTCGAGCTTCGGCTAGTTCCATAGCCTTAGCTCTTGCTCGTTCGGCTTTCGCTCTTTGTCTTCGCTTCTCAGCTTCCGCTCTACGCTTCTCAGTGGCTGTCTTTTCAATGGCTGTGATCTCAGCTTGCAGTCTTGCTCGTTCTCCGGCTATTGCTGTCGATCTGACCTGTTCTGATATATCTTCGATAGCTTTGATTTCTCGAATCTTTTGTTTACTACCAATTCGAGCTATCTTGATCTGAGAATCTACACTGGCCTTTGTTGCTTGAAGTTGATTCACTCTCGCTTCGCTTAGGATCTTAGCTTCAAGTTCGGCTTGCTTTTTAATAAACTCAGGAGACTCTTTGAGCTTGTCTTCTCTCATCTCTGTGAGCTTAAGACGTTGCTCAGCTCCTTTGATTGCTAGATTATCAGCTTTTTGAGTAATTGGAGTCAGCTTAGATTCAAGTTTAGCGATTTGATCTCGCTTTGCTTGAATTGCGCTTTCATAAAACAACCTTTGTACGTAGTAGGTCTTCTCAGATTTAGTCTTCTTTTCAATCTCTTTGATTGCATCTTGTTGAAGTGCGATCTCTGCTCTAAGCTCTGCGCCCTTCTCATTAAGAAGCTGTCCTTCTTCGGTGAGTGCTTGCGCTCTTTGGCTTTGGATTCTAAACGCTTCAATGTCTGCTTTGTTAAGCTTTACTTGAGCGTCACTAAGTTCTTCAATTATCGAAGTGAGTTCGCTTGCGCTTGCTCTATAAGCTTCAATCTTTAAACTAGCTCCGCTAACTTCGCTTGAGTATTCCTTGAAGGCTTGTACTAATTCCATAACAGCAACAAGAGCAATACCAATCGGACCGGCTAAGGCTGTGAAACTAGCACCACCACTTTTAGCAACTGTGGCAAGTTCTCCAAAGCCATCGACAACTCCACTAAGTGATTCACCAACTCCACCAAGTGCTTGATTAGCTTCTCCACCTAAAGTGGTCACAGCTTTTCCAACACTGCTGAATGATTCACCGACAGCTTTCGAGCCTTGTTCAAGCTTATCAAAACCTTGCTCGGCTTTATCAGCATTTAAGACAACATCAATCTCAACTTGATTATTTGCCATTATGAGCCTCTTTCATTGCACGTTCTTGAGCCCTGTATTGTGCTTCTTCTGTGTTAGAGTGTAGCACATCAACCGCTTCAAGTAAGGCACAACTTGGATTTGGATATGTGTGTGTAATTTTGGCCAAGCCTTGTCTGTGTCTATGATAGGCTTGAATAATTGAAGCGAGTCTATTTGATGAAGCCACCGGACAAGATCGAACCTTAAGCTCACTATAGTTTTCACCACAGTCCGGAGCTATACGATAACCTGGCAAGTATAGACCAAGCTCATCCTTTTGGGCTTGTGGAAGTCCTTGTTTAAAAGGTCCACCACAATTCCCCCTGAGTCGTCTTAGTCCTTTTTTAGCTTGGCATTGTTCACAAGACCAAGCCCGGCCTCTACTGTGGCTTAACCATACACTAGAGGCGAGTGCTATTTTCCCTCAATACCAAGCAGGCTAATCCGTTGGATATGCATAACCAACTCGCTAATAGTTTGGACTCGATTAGATTCTGGTCTAATTTGATTAACCATACTCATGTCGGATTCTTCACCATTGATCTTGGTTAAACTTCCATTGATCATCTCAATATAAACTCTCTGAAGATAAGCGTTATAATCTGACATCGCTTCTCGTTCTTCATCGGTTAAGTTGTGATGCCAAACTGCTCTTTCTTTGGATTCGCTTGGAGCTTCAACCCATAACAATCGACCAAGCTCGCTTCGAGTGTAAGCACCTGCTCGAACTTCCGCTTCTTCACGTTCGGAAGGTGATAGAGCTTTAAGTGTAAACTTGGTTGCATCTTCTCCAACACTTCCGAGATCATCAAAAGAACCACTGTTTAGATAAGCGTTTCTTTGGTCTTCTGTGGCTTCCACTGAGGAATCACAAGTGACCACAACGTCAATAGTCTCGTTTGAGCTAGTAAGAAAATGCAAAGCCATGATTAAACTCCTAAGGCGATTCTGAATGGAGAGTTGCCTGCATTAGCTTCATAAGCTGAAGTTCCGAAGTCTCCTGCGTAGCGACTCTGTTGGTATGTCAGCTGTTGTCTTACTATATCATTCCCACTAATGTCATATACATTCGGATCATTTGTGAGCATACCAGCCGGGAGCATGATAGCGCATCCTTGTCCATCACCTTGAGGACCGGTTCCAACTAACACTTGGCGAACAGTGCGATTGAAGAAGTCATCTTTAATGGTGGTGTTCACTGTAGAGATAGTCAAAGACAGCTCCACTGATACATCACTAATCTCCATTCCACTCATGGCTAAGATACTATTAGAGTGTCCTAGTGGTGTGAGTGTGTTGGTATAAGTCAAGCTAAAGTCCTCACAGTCAAGAGCGATTCGACCGAGTGAGTCTGCACTTGTTGCATTGGTCAAGCTTGAGGGAGAAGCGTCACTGACTACAACATAAGCACCCCTAAAGAGTGGAGCAGATCCGGAGTTATAACTTGGCTCAACTGGACCGGTTGCACTTGCATGATCGTCAGTAATGTATGCTGACTGATAAGTGAACTCAGCCATTAGTCGACCATTATCCAAAGTGATGCTTAGAGACTCTAAAACACAACCAAAGGCTAAGGTCTTAAAGTTTACACCTTCAATAATGAAGGCCACTGAGCTTTCAAAGTCTCCGGTCTCGGTTCGGCTTGGAGTGTACCAAGTTTGAAGACCTCTAACAGCTGTATATCCATCATCAGATAAAGCCGGTGAGATTACAACATTTCCGGTTCCACCATCATTATCAGTTATAGCACTATATTCGGCACGACCTGCAATAGTTGTACTGATTAGAGTTCCAATGTCAGCGATAGCCGGAGCACTTGATGGAGTATATGGAGTATATGTATTCTCGTCAACAGCTGTCACGCTGTCAGAGATTACACTTGGGATCTTAGTTTTAAGACCTGCTCCAAGAAGTAAACCAAGATAGTTGGTGGTGTAGTTGTCAGCTGTGGTTCCAATAGTCGTCAAGTCAACTCGACAAACGATTTGACCGGTTCTTCTTCTTACTCGGCTTCCTGAAGCATAAACTGTATCAGGCTCACTCGGTACAAAGTAGGAACCATCACGAGCATCATTGCGCTCTGAGACTACAGGCTCACCGGCAATCACGATCGGATCTCGTTCGCAAGGGATAGAAGTATAAGTCAAGCCTGTTGTCACAGGAAGTCCAGTAGTAGCCGAAAGAGAACCAAAGGAACTCTCAACAGCGATTGAAAGTGAACGGTGAGTCACTGCCATGATTAAGCCTCCAAATAAAGAAGATCAAAAGGAAGGGAGAGGATAAAGGCGAATCTCTCACCTTGTGTATCAAAGATAGATTCTATTGTTGCCTCAAGAGGAATCAAGCTGACAATCCCTGTCGTGGATAAATTATACTGAGGACCTTTTAAGGTATTGATGAGATTAGAACAGTCTTCATTCATTAAGCGAAGAAGAAAACCATCATCTTGAGGAATGTCATATCTAACACGACAAAGAACTCTTGATCTCTTTCTACCACTCAGACCGGCTTGGCCATCATCTTGAGCAAGTCCATCAACTCTTAATTCAAAGTATCGAGTAGAGTTTGATCTTTGTTCGAGTGGTATTGTCTGACCCGTTCCACGATTGACAGCGACAAAGCCATGATGGGAGTCAGTCTTGGGAGTAATGCCTTCAACTAGATCCTCTAAGTATGCAAGAGCTTCAAAGATACCTTGACTCATTTGAGTTTTCTCCTTAGATCAATCTCGACAGCTTTAACGATAAGGTCTACTTCACCAGGAGTCAGTCCAATGAACTCTCGCTTCTCATTCACAGCATAACCATATTGAGCGTTCTTAGTCAGTCCAATTTTGAATCCATCTTTGGTCGCTTCGGTGACTACAAAGTTATTCAGCATATTCCCACTAAGCACCAAGTCCACGCTTGCACTTTCGCCCCCTTGCCCCCTCCGACGACTATCTTCTTTATACTGTGCATATCCCTTAGCATAATAAACGCTTTTACCGGTCCTTGATGGACGACCACCTTTGGGAGCTAATCGAGCGCCCTTCTTTGCAACATAGATCGGAGTTTGGGAATAGTCTTTAAATGGCTGTCCATTAGCATCGACTCCCTTCCCTGTTCTAATCTTGATTTGAGCCAATGTATTAGAAGCAAGTCTCAAAGAGTCTTCAGCAGTCCATAGACTTCTTGGAAGATTTAATGTGACTTTAGCTGTCATTAGTGCCTCATCCCACGCTTTGGAGTGAAGAAAGCATCATAAGAGTTCTTGCTGTAAGATCTCCAACTTGCTCGAAAGTCGGAAGGGCTTCCACCTTTTCGGCTAAGGTTTTCTTCACCACTATCAATCAAGCCATCTCCATCAAGATCTAAAGCGACCGAACCCAAAGCAGAGTCGAGCAGTTCCTGACATCTTGTTCTCATCGCTTCGGAAGCGTCAAGTTGAAGATTAAGTTCATAGATTCGAGATGCTGTACAATAAGCATGAGCAAGCTTGAAGCTTTCACTGTTGAAGACTTCATCTTCTGTTATGTCATCATTGGAAGAAATAACATTTCTGATCATAAGAGCAATCTCATCGAGACTCGCTTTGATCTGTGGTGAAAAGTCGCTTTGTCTTCTTGGGATCATATCGGCTAAGTTTGCAAAGGTCGCCACAAGCTCATCATGGTCGAGTCCAGTGTCAAAAGGTCTTGGAGTAGCCTTGATGATTCCCTTCTCAAGTTTGCTATGGTTTTGGCTTCCATAGTCTGCTGAATAGCTTAGCTCATATGGATAGTAACCACTTGAACCGGTGACCGCTCCGCTAGTTACTGTTACATAATACATCGAGAAGACTAAGGTTGCGCTTGTGCTTAGGTCGATCTCTCTTGGGAGTGGTTCGGCTAGAATGGCTGTAGTTCCAACCACTCTGGAGATAGTCACTGAGAACCAAGTGTCTCCATCCGTAACCAAGAACCCTTTAGCTTGATCTCTATGGAGAGAGATAGCACTTGCGCTCAAAGTTAAGGTCCTTCGATCGCTTGCGATTGAATTGACTGTCAAGTCAGTTCGGCTTTGAGTCATTGTCTCACTAAAGGCAGATGAACCACCTTTAATCACCAAAGTTGGAGCTGTGCTTAATGGTGTTGGAGCGTTCCACTCAAAGAGATAGTTTTGGCCTGTTATTGCTTTTCTCATCTTTTGGCGCTCCTGTTTGCTTTCGTTATATCGGCTTGTTTGGCTTTGGTAAGGTTGGCCACTTCTATAAATCCTTCAGTGACCGGACTCCAACTATGTCGACAGTTATAGCCACCACCTGAAGTAATAACGCTTAAGCCTTGTCCATTATTGAGCCTTCTCATTTGTTTGTCATTGACAACCAAGTTTATCAAAGCTCGACAGAATGGCCTAGTGATTCCATCTCTTGGACCAGTATATAAATAATGATCCAAGCCGGCCACATCACTAGCCACCGCTGTGATACTTCGACCATATTGAGAGATCGTTGTTTTTACCTGTGTCAACTGTGTACCCTCAGCACGCTTAAGACTTGCTTCTAAGTTACTCATTACAATGTTGGGAGGTATATCAACCAAGAGATCTCTTAACGATTGATTAATGTTTGTCTTAAATGTTGGTAAGATTATATCATCAAATACAGCTTGAGCCGTTGTTGATTGTATAGTGTCAAGCTGTGGAGCTATCGAGTCAAACCCAAAGTTGGGCTGAATGGCTTTGATAGCTTGTTCAGCTGATTTCTTAATGGCTTCTTGTTGTTCTATGAACTCATCAAGTGCAAGTCCAAGTCCACCTTGTAAGATAAACTCAAGAAGTTGTTCATCGGTAAGATTTAAAAGAGTCAATGGATTACTTGCTGTGATAGCTGTCTCCACTGTCTCTAATAGTTGCGCTCTTGCCTTCCTAAGAGTGGAAGCAAAAGCTTTCTCGGCTGAGATCTCAGCCTTGAGTTGCTTAACTCTTGCTCTTGTTAATGTGGCCAACGGACCCGACTGACTCTTGGCCTGTCGTGTCATGTCTTCAACTGCTAATTTATCAGCATCTTCTCTCTCGGATAAGAGAGTATGTTGGTGGCCACAAGTACAAGGCATGAGCTTATAGACAATCGGTGATAATGCGACCGAGTGTTGAGTCTACAGCATGGAAGACGTTTACTTCTTCAGCGTATACATAACGACGAGTCTTGTCTAAAGAGTCATATTGACCAGCAACCATATCATTAAAGCTAAGGTTAAGAGCGCCAACTGGCATCCCCTTAACATTACCGCTCTTTTGTACGATAGCGTCAGAACCTCTAAGAATACCCATGAATAAGCTGTCAGCGTTCCAGATGTAAGACTCTGCTGAAGTTGCGCCTGGAACTCCGGTGTCTTGTCGAGCTTGACCTACATAAATATTAGGGATGCCAAGAACGTCACGAAGTACAGCGATTACAGCTTCGTCATTTAGAAGACGATTACCGCTTGCGATACCTGCTGTTGAATCACCAACATATCCACGCATCTCCGGATTTCGAGCAAGCTGTCTGAATACTTCACGACCCATAACAAGAGTATCGGGATTGATACCGTGAGCACTGGCGAAAACTGTATCTTTAAGCTCATGAAGATTACTTAAAGGCTCCGCTCCTGCCACATTGAACTTGCTTCCAAATTCATTGGTACAAGAATCATTGTTAAAGTTAGCAGTACCAAAAAGAAGGTCAGCACAACGCTTTTCACGAGCAAGCTTTACAACTCGGCTTACTTTCTTAGCGATACGAGCTTCTTCACTGCCGGGATATTGGCTGTCGAAGATGTCCTCCATAGCGATAGAGTCGCTAGCACCATAGATCTTAGCTTTGTAAGTTTGGCTAGAACGATCGAACCCACCAATGGTCGCTCGGCTTGAACCGGGAGCACGTTCAAGATCTAGGCCAGCACCTGCGCCCATGAAGTTTCGGCTTTCCTCTAATAGTAGAGTTCCGGAACGCTCAGGAATCTTGACGGTCTCAAGAACTTTATCAGCGATAAGTTGATTGTCTGAAGGTACAGCCTCGTTAACAAGGCTTGTTAAGATTTGGTCTACTGGATGTAGATTGCTATATGATGAAGCCATGATTTACTCCTTAGCTTAATGCAGTTACGTTGCTAGGACCGGTGAATACAACCTTGATTTGGTCTCCACTCGATGCTGATACTTGGTTGATGTTTGGAATCATGCGAGCTACTGCATACTTGTCGGTTGCGCCATCAAATGCGATGAGCTTTCCATCGGTGGTAGCCATAAGAAGATTCATTGTAGCCGGTGCAATATTGCCACCAGCGATCGCACGAGTGAGACCGAAAGTAACAACTTCTACAACGTCACCTGCTGAACAAGCACGTTGAGCAACACCAATGCAATTATTCTCGGTTGATGCATCGGTGATAGTTGCTTTTCCTGCTACGTTTACTGAAACAAGAGCGAACTCTGTGATAGCTTCGTGAGCTACTAAAGAAATGTAGTTATCTGTATTAGCCATGATTAAGCCTCCATAGCTTTGGTGTAAAAATCAGTTTGATTCTTTTGGATATAATTTAAAGCCTCAGAGTAGCTCATGCTTTTATCTTTGGCAGTCTCTCGGATCTTAGCGTCAAGAGTGGCTCGGCTAATTTCCTCACCGCTTGCACCATGACCAACTTCAACTAAAGGGATAGCACTGTTAGAAGGTCGCTCAGAGAACATCTTCCAAAACTCGCCTTGTAGCTCACGAAGCTCAAAAGCCTTACCGGCCACTACTGCCTCGCTTGGAGTGATCTTACCTTCATTCAAAAGAGTGTTGATGGCTTCTCGCTTTTCAACTTCTTTCTTTTCAGCTTCGATCGCTTCGATACGCTCAGAGAGTTTAGCGTTGTTCTCTCGAAGTGCTTGAACTTCATTCAGAAGTGTAGACTCACTAAGCTCGATTTGCTCGCTCATTTTATAGTCCTTCTTTTCTTCTTTTTCTTCGTGATCAGGAGTGTGAGCTAACTTAGTCTCTTTGTCCTCATCCTCTTTCATTGATTCTTCTTTGTCGTCTTCTTCTTTGTTCATAGAAGCTTCGGACTCAGCCATCATATCCTTCATTTTCTGCTCAAGCTCCTTCACCATCTCATCTTTAGCGACAAGCATTTGACGGAGTTCTTCAACAGACATACTTTCGATGTTATCCATCAAGAGTGTCCTTTCGTTTAGAGTTACCCTTTCAATCTTGTCGTGTGATTGAGCAGGTCTTGGGGTGAGTGTTATTGCTAAGAGTTGAGCGTTGCCAATCTTGGCTCCACCATCTCTTGAGTATACTTCTCCATTTAAGAACTCAGGACTCGACCAAAGAACACCACCAGCGTTCTTGACCACTTCTAATCCTCGTTCGTTATAAGCCGGAGTAGCGTAGAGTCCATCCTGTCTAAGCTCTAATTCTACGATTAGGCCAAGAGCGTTCCCACTTTCGGGAGGCGCCGGAGTTCCACTTTGGAAGGGAGATGTTGCATGTTGCCAGTCAATGATTACAGGATCATTTTGTTTACGCTCGTTAAAGACTCTGACCATCTCTTGAAGTAGGTCTTCATCAATCTCTTTTCCAACAGCATCTCCACTCATTCGGGATGATACTTGGCCAAGAGCTAAAGTCTTAAATGGTCGCCCAATGGTTAAACCATCGGGGTTGTCAAAGCTTGGCTCATTGTATTGGATTTGAACAGCTTCGCCATAGGCTCTCAAAGCTGTGCTTTTCTCATCTGCTGATTTCATTTGTTTAACTACCTTCCGAGCTTCAGACTTAGCCTCTTTTTCTGTTCGCTGTGGATGACCTTTTGGAAGTAGATCGAGATCCGTAGTGTATGCTTTCTTTCTCTCACCTGTACCAACCAACTTGAGGAAGGTCCGAACGCGAGCAAGAGCCCACTGAGTACGATTCATTCCTGGTCTATGGCTTACAGAGAAAGCACCAGCTCCACGTCTAAAGACCGCTTTAAGTGTACCCATATCCACCTTCTTGGATTTGGCCTTATAGCGATCATTATGTTTATCTCTCATGTTCTCAAGACTCTTGACTGCTTGGTCACTTATCTTGATTCCACCTCTTGATCCGCTTGCGCTACCTTTGGGATTCTTAGAGCTACCTTTTACCTGCTCTTTTTTGGGAGCTGGAGTTTGAGCTTGAGTTCTTTTCTTAGCCATTATTTCTCCTTCTCCGAATAAGTTGCTCAGTAAGGGAAGCTAAAGCACCACCACCTTTAACAGAGCTTGTTCTTTCAAGTGCTGATCTTTGAGCGTCTTCCGGAAGGTCACCGGCTCCAAGTCTTTCTCTGATCGCTCGCTCCAACTCATCATCGGGAGTGAGTAGTCCAGACTGAACAAGGCCGGGCAACATACCCAAAGACTCCGCTAAATCATCAGTATCAAGACCGGTGTGAGTTAGCTTTGGAAGTTTAGAAGGATCAACTAAGCCATAGTTCCAACGGATCAACCGGCCTATGGTTCCACCACCACGACGATCAACTCCGCTCACTTGACTAGCTACAAGATCACAAAGATTGATAGCCGATCTTCTAAATACACTTAAATGAATCTCACCAACTGATCTCGCTCCGGTCTCGGTATTACCTAGATCAGCAAATTGAGTTAAGAAGGCTGAAGCGATTTGAGAATCACACTTTGCTATGATTTCAATCGGACCGCTTGCGTATAGATTCGGCTGAGAAGCGTATGTATCAAAACTAACAGCACTGTTTTCTACAAGATATGATTGCTCAGCACTGATAAAACTTTGAGCTTGTGCTTCAGCATCGTCAATCATCGCATCAATATCACCATCACTCAAACCAAGAGCTTCGGCTTGTGATCGATCAACTTTAACCTTCGGAGTAGGTACAGCCCAACGGTCGAGACCTACGCACATTAAGTTTGATACTCTCTGCTTAGTTCGCCACCACCACCAAACAGGCCGGAGCATACCTACACCTTCAAAGTTTGAACCTGTCTTGTTGAGTGTAAGTAATAAGAGTTTGTTAGCCGGTATTGGTTCGGGAGTGTAAGTAGTGCCAACGGTGTTTTGGAGAACACCATCAAGGTTTTGACTATCTCGACTTAACCAACGGTTATGAGCACTAGGCTCTCGATCTGCATAATGATCAAGCCAAACTTTGACCTTGCCTTCACTGTCTGGTCCTACCCTGTAGATTTCTTCAGCGTACCGATAACCAAGAGGAACGAACTCGAATAAGTAAGCGAGTTGATCTTCCCAAGAGATAGTCATTTGACCTGCATATCCATCGAAGCCAAAGCACTCGTTAGCAAATCGAGCTAGCTCATCAGCCACAGGATCATTCTCGATTCCGGGCTCGAATCTCCAAGTAGCACTTAACAAGGTTTGTCTGAGCATATGCCAAGAGCGTCTAACGATCGGATCAGTCCTGACCATTTCTTCAGCTTCTTGAACCCAATTTAGTCCGGTGAGTTGAGCGTTCTGTTCTTTACCTGTTATCACTCCACCGCTTAACTGTGTTCCAGTTATGCCTTTGGTGACAAAGCGTGGAGTAAGAGCTCTCATATGCTTTGGTGAGCGTTCTTTGTTTTGTTCGTTGCTCATAGCGCCCCTTGATCTATTGGTGCTTACAAACAATATAAACACTGAACACTTATTTATCAATAAAAGCTTGTTCAGTATAAAATCAAGTGTTTTCTCTACATATAAAAAAAGGCCACTGCCTTAGACTCAGTGACCTTTTTAATTTTGCCGTTTGTTCAACCAGCGATTAATTTTTAAATCGCTCAGTTGATTTCTGTCAACTTATTTATGCCATAAATTACTTTCTCAGATGGCTTTGCAAATCTGCCACATGGATAACCTTGTTCATTTAGAATAAGTGATGGCTCATATTCCTCTTTAATCTCCCATGAAACCTTTTGGGCTTTTTCTGTGTATGCTTGCTCTTCTTCAAAAGTAAAGTTAAACTCACCACGCTCTTTAAGCTCAGCCTTAATAGCTTCTACATCTTCAAGCCATTCATCATTATCAACTAAGATCATGGCTACTTGAATATATAAGAAGTAATTCCATCTTAGTCTTTTAGTTTTCATTTTTTTGAAATCTGACATTGCTTTTTTTCTCCCTGACAATGTGTTGAACATGTAATATAGATACACTCCTTTTTTACTCATGTCAATTTTTTTT